GTTTCATCTTGAATTGAGATTTCTTTCTTTTTCTTGGTAGACTTCTTTTTGCTTATCACTGTGGGAATAACTTCTAATTTTATTTTTGGTTTATCCTGTGATGGTTTCTGATCCGGGTTAACAATCTGCCAACCTTGATTAAGAAATCTTGTAACTCTGTCTGCTTCCACTAATTGTGTTTCGTTGTTGTTGTCAATCATTTTTGTGTACTTGCTTTGATCCATTATGTTGCTCCTTTAGTAAATGAATATCTCACTTCCGCTGTGACTAAAAATTCTCCCAACGGTGGTGTTCTATCAATTATTTCTATGCTGGTGATGTGTGTCGTCGATGCCCTCAATACTGATAATTCTCTTGTTCTGTCTGAATTCAATGTTTCTTCAATTCTTTCAATCAATTCGTTTCTTTTTTGATCCACTGTGATCACTTGATTGTTTCTGCCATCGCCTCTCACATAACCTCTGATCTGTACCTGTATTGTGCCTCGTCTTGCACCGCCCATGGCATGATCTTCTCTTGATTCATTGCCTGTGGTTACCAACACAGCAGGAAACTGTGTGATGGCTAATTTTAACACATCAAACGGTTCTCTTGTGACAAATGTGGCTTTAGGATGATCCATATCCTTTAACACTTCTATGATGTTGTTGATTGCTAATTCTCTGTTTGACATTTGCTACCTCTTTAGGCGCAGATGATGTGTAGGTGTCTTTTCACTATCACTCACTGTGCCTGATGAATCTCTATCGTATTCTACGCCGTCACGCAGTACAAGATCAAATTCTCCTTCAAATTCTTGTCTGTAATGAATCATCTTTCTTTCAAAGATGTCTTGGTCGGGTTCAAACTTGGCTAATTTAGGATAGATGTGATGACCCAAACAATGATACACTGCCGCTCTTGTGAGTTGGCTGGGTGTGTATAATGATTCAACTGGTTCTTGATCTGCTCCTGCAAGGTGAGTAACATCATACAATCCTATCATCTGAGTAGGCCACCATCTTATACGAAGCAGTCTAAACACATCTTGTTGTGCTTTTGTGATCTCTGCGTCAAAGTCTGGTACACCGTAATTAAGGATATCCGGTTCGTAGTCTTGTATGTCTGAAATTGTTAATAGTCTGGCCATTTGTGGGTTCTTCCCTTCCTGTAAAATTAGCAAGTTCTACTTGCCTTTATATGATTATTTATATGAAATGCCTGTAAAAAGAAAGGCCCCGAAGGGCCTTTCAATATATGAGTATAACTTAAAGTTATACAATATTTATTATATAGTTGCTGATCCTAAGATACCAACTCCGTAAGCGTCGAATAATTCCGCAGTTCCATAACTCATTGAACCTACAATTTCTTCTGCTCTTAAAGAAGCATCTCTTTCAACTTCTAGTCTAACATTTCTTTTCATCATGAAACCAATTGCATCTGATGTAAATGCTAAACCTACATAGTTGCCAGTTCCTGATACAGAATCGTTAGTGTCTTTGCCTACAGTTGTAGAAGAGAAAATATTCGCTCCACCAATTGTACCAACAAAACCTGTTCTTAAAGCCTGGTTACCCAAGTCTGAAAGTGAAGTCATGTTAGCCGCCGCTGATCCAGTTAATTGCTTTTGTAAAGCAAGTGTTTGGAACGGATGAAGAACAATATTAACTTGTCCTTGTGCGTTAGCATTTCTCAAAGTTGCGATTGCGTCGAATACAGTGTCTATTTGTACTGCATCACCTGCCGCACCAACTCTACCTGAGAATGATGGGAATAGTGCCGCAATGTCTGTGTCCACTTTTTTCGCCATTGCGTCACCCAATTGTCTACCAATTGCCGCCGCGATGTCTTCTTGTGCCGCTTCTTTAGCCACATCAGTTAAAAGAACTTTTGCTCCTCTTTCTACTGCTGTGATAGTTGCTTCTGTTGTGTTGAACGCAGTGTTGTCTGGGATGTCTGTGTTTTCAGTCAAATCTGCGGCTGACACTGCTGGGTACTTGGGAACAGTAGAAACTAGTCCTGGTGTACCTGTCATGTCGTATTGTCTAACAAGCGGTCTGATCACTGTACCTTCTGAGTAAGTGTATAGAGCGGCTTGGACAATGTTTGTGTACAGTTCTGATGTTACTGTACTTGTTATTTCATTAGCCATTTTTTATCTCCTTTAATGGTTAAAAACGAACTCCCTTTTGCGCCATGATCTTTTTGTATTGTTCACGATGCTCTGGGTTGTTCATGTTTAGTTTGCTTATGTCTGAGTCCACCATGTTGTTCTGTTTGCCTGCGCCTTGTCCTGTGCCTGAACCATTTGGTCCTGCTGAAACAAAGTGTGGGTTTGATTGAAGAAACTCTGATACCAAGTCTTTCACTTGTATTGGGTCGCCTTTGTCATTATAACGCACTTGACCTGTTTTGGTGTCTATCACATCCACTGTGCCTGCTTCGTTCAACTTCAATTGTGCTTTAAGCAATTGTGATACCTGTGTAGGATTCACTGCTTTAAGATTTGAAGCCTCACTTAACAATGTGCCATCAACTTTGATAGAAGTCAATTCAGACTGATATTGTTGGATTTTACCTGTGAATTTCTCCGCTTGTTCGCGAAGCAATTTTTCGAATTCACCTCTCTTTTCCAACTCTGACTGTCGAGTCTTTTCTTCTTTCTCAATCAACTTGTTGTAGTGATCAACATCTATTGAGCCATACTTTTTATCGTATTTGCTCTTTTCCCTCTGTACTCTGTCTGCCACAATTTTATCTAAATCTTGTTGCGTAAAAGTTTGAGTCTTTGTTTCTTCAGTTACTGGTGTATCTGCCTGCTGTTGGTTTACAGGTGCAGTGTCCTGTGATTTTACCGCTGTGTTTTCTGCGTCCATATATTACCTCTTTTGTTATGAGTTGAGTGCCCTCCCTGTCATATGACAGTAATGCTGTTATTTATTATCGCTTGTTCTTTTTCTTCTTGCCTTTAGACATTGTTTTGCCTCTAGACTGTTTTTTGCCTCTAGTCGCCATAGTGGTTCCTCCTGTGGTTAGTTTAAATTTTCTTTTGAAAGGCTTTTGCCCCACAACGCCTGCAATGGCTGTGGATGTGACTGCCATTACTGACCTTCTTGCAACAGTGCTTGTTTTGTGTCTTGAATATCCTGTTGTGTCAATTCTGGATGTAGTTGTAAAATTTGTGCGTCTGTGTAACCTTGCATAATCATTTCTCTCATGTGTGGTCCTTTGGTTTGATCATTTAAAGTAGGATGCACCATTTCGTTGTTTTGATTCAATTCATCCATGTCTTGTTTTACTTGTTCATAAGTTTGTTCTGTCACAGTTTCCAATATCATTTTGTCTAATTTCTTCTCAATCATTGGATCATTTGGAGCCGATTCTTTAGCCATCTTCAACATCACAATGTCATTGGCTTTGTCTTGTATTGAAAAAGATCTTGGATATTCAATTTCACCATCAAATGCTGTGCCTTGATACATGGCATAAAATCTCCATAATTGTTCTTCTGCTAATTCTAAATTGCCTGCAAAATCTGCCAATTTGGCATTTAACATTTGGAATTCTGTTTGTAATCCAACACCACTCATTCTTCTTGATTCTACTGATCTGATTCCGCCCAAGCAAGCCATTCTGTCTATGGCTTCTACTTTTTTGTCTATGCTTTTTAACACAGAATCAATTGATGATCCATTGGGTTGTAAAAGAAATGGCTTTAGTTGTGGATCCATGTTCTCTGGCATTTGTATGATTGCACCAGCACCTGCCGCCGCTTCAACAGAAGCAGTTTTGACCAGTGATGGATGATTTGTTAATCTTATAATTTCTTGTACTTCACAAAATTCTTCATATATGGCTTTGGACATATCTGCGATATCGCCCACAGTTGAAATTCCAATTCCTCTCACATTGCTTCTTTGTGCATACACACAAATTGCTGGAATACGACCCAATTCGTTTGGAATGCTTTCCACATATTCACCTTTTCTATCTTTGCCATACAGTTTGTACACATTGATTTCTGTGGGTGTGTATTCTCTCACAAATTGTGCATCTTCCACAATTTCTTCTTTGACTTTAAGATATGTCAATTGATAGTGTCCGTTGGGCTGTCTTGAGTATGTCCAATCCAACACATTGTCTGGTGTAAACATTGACACATAAGGTCTGATGTCTTGATCTAGTTCGTCTGCTCTTGTGTTCACTTGAGTGTTGGGTTTGTCACATATGATCCATGTTGTGCCATACACCATTGCGTTGATTGAAACATCGTGCATGAAAGATTTAAATGATCTGCCATCCAAGTCAGCATCTTTCATAAAATTAGTCACTGTGGGATCTGATTCTAAACTGCCAAGATCTCTTTTTGGTTGTTTTCTAAACAAGAATGAATTGTAAATGCCCACTATTGATTTCACATGGTTATCATATGGAACCATTCTTAATCTTTTTTCGTATTCTTCTCTTGATTCATAGTAGTAAGGTTCCATGTATCTGCCCATGAAATAATCATAACCACCGTTGTATGAATCACCTAAAAATGTAAATCTGTTGATGTAGTATTTGTAAGCCTCGTGTGCTTCTGTGATATAGTCAATGGCATATTTTGCATCACCTTTAATTAATCTATCTCTAATGACCGGCATGTGTTACTCCTCTTTTATTGTGTCCACTGAACGACCATCTTTGTGGTTGTTGTGTTGTGTGTTTTGTTGTTACCGGATAAAGGTAATCTACTAGATACCCCACAGCATCTGACATGTGAGTGTGTTGAGTGTTATCAATAATTGAAGAATCTGGTTTGTATTGTTGTGATTCCAAACTCTTGATAATCTGTTTGCATTTAGGGTCTATAAACAATGATCTAACTCCTTGAGTGTTCTTTAACTTGCTATTTACAGCATTTACTCTGTCTCTGATTGGAGGATTGGCATTTTTAGCCTGTACTCTGAATCCTGCGTTTTGTAATATTGAAATGTCTGTTCTACCACCTGCTGAAGTACGGCGCTGTTTTCCTGCCGCATCGGGAAAAACTGTGATCGTTGAACCTGGATATCTTCTTTTGATTTCGTCACACATTTGTTCTGTGCTGGATTCATTGATGCTTATTTCATCCACAAAATAAACGGAGTTGTTTTCTATCACTGCCACAGCAACTGAAAAAGGTGACCAGTTAAAGTCCATGCCTAGATATAAATTTGTTCTGTCTAAATGTTGACAAGGAACCACTTGGTGTTTTCTATCAAATGATTGATACACCATGCCTGAAAATGTTAAGAAGGAAGCCAAGTATTCTTGTTCATAAGTTCTTTGATCAAGATCTCTTTTTGCTTCTGTTAATTCTGATTCTTCCACTTGTTCACCATCTATGGTTCTGTATGTGAATGAATCCCAACCATCTGTGTTTTGTGCCATGCTGTACATGTCGTGGCTGAATGATCCAACACCTCTTGGAGTGCCAATAAACAATGCTTTGCCTTTGGTGTCTGAAAGAGTTGGTCTTAAAACTGCTGTCCAAAGTTCTGGATCTAGGTCTTGAAATTCATCCAACACTAAAAAATCTACACCTATGCCTCTGAGTGCATCTTTGTTTTCTGCACCTCTTAAATATATTTTAGAACCTGATTTTAATCTTATGCTTAATTCTGCTTCGTTGGTTTGTTCAACCCATCTCAATTCTCTTAATTTTGTTTTCAATCTTTCCCACATAATTTGACGACACATTCTGTAGGAAGGCGCCACATACATAATTTCTTGATTGGGTTGTGATGCGTGTTTGCTTAATTCTCTCATTGCACAATGTGTTTTTCCAAATCGTCTACCTGTCACAGCAACTCTAAATCTTGCTTCTGAATCGCAAATTGTTTTTTGTGCTGTGGAAAGAGCCATTTGTATCTACCTATTTGTTGTCGTTCCAAGGTAATGGCTGTGTGCCTACCTTGTCTTCTGGTTGATCTTTTTGTCCTAGATATTGTTTACCTAACCATACTTGCATTTTTGTATCACCATTCAGTGCTTTTTCAAATTGAGCTCTTCTCAATGATTTTTTGCCAGTCTCTTTGCCTAGGTCAATAACTTTTTGATATTTCTTTTTCAATGCTTTCACAGTGATACCTGCCGCTTGAGCAATCTCTTGATCGGAACACATGATAGACGCCAATCTATGAATTAAATCTTTGTCTACTTTTTTTCCTCTGTGATGATCTTTTTCTTGTTCTATTGTATCCATTATAATTGTCTTTCTAATACTTTAATTCTAAAATTTCTTGAATCCTTTAATCCATTAGTTGTGTTAATTCTGTATTCTACATTGTAGATATTGCCTGCTGTGCCACCTTCAATTTTTTGTGTTAATATTTTGTCATTGGTCACTGTGGCTGAACCTGATTTTGTCAAAGGTGCTGAATCACCATCAATTGTTTCTATGTTGATTTCTGTGGTGTTGATGGTGTCACCTGCTGGCATCCAATTGGTCCAGTCCAAACTGAAATCGGAAAGAGCATAAGGATCTTTCTCAATGTAAATGCCTGCTCTGTCTTGTTTGAATCCTGTTAGTGTTGCCATTAAGTTCTCCTGTCTAATATACCCGGTTCATCTACAAGTGTAAGATGTTGAATTTGATAACTTCTTGTTTCACTAGGTACTAAATGTGATCTTGTTTCTTGTTCTAAGATATTTATACGAGTCTCTGACAAAACTGGGTACACTCTGTAAGGATCTATAGCAAATTGACTGCCTACGACAAGAGTTGATGTGACTCCTCCAAGGTTTGCTTCACCTTCTGCCAATATACCTGCCACAATATTCCAACTGGCTTGTGCTGTGATGTTGACTGGACTTCTTCTTGTGATAAAAATTCCTTCGTTGACCACTCCCAATGAAGAACTGGATTGCATCACTGTTCTACCACTAATTGCAATTATACCATCACACGACACTGTGCATTGTGGTTGGAAAGAAGCAGATGTTCTTAAAATGCCTCTGCCCACTGTGTCTGTGGTAGCAACACCTGTGATGGATGCTGGACTTCGTGCTGTTATTTCTGCTTGAGCTGTTAAACTGCCTGAACCCAATTGCAGTGTGATACCTTCACTGTTGAGATCTGGATCTGCTGTCAGTGTGGATTGAGTTTGTAGGTTGGCTGTGCTTCTACCAATCAAATCAGCATCTGCTGTCAATTGAGCAGAACCCAAAGGTAAAATTATGCCTGATCCTATAAGATTAACTGTGACAGTGGATTGTAAAACACCTGTGAATTCAATTACTGGTCTGGCTGTGATTAAGGCTGATGCTGTGAATGTTGAATTGGCTGTGGCGTTGATGGTGCCACCTATAACCACTTCTCCTTCAACTATAAAATTGTCTTGCCAATATTCTTGTTTGGGCTCTTGCCATGTGCCCATCTCTGCCCATGTGAGTCCTGACTGGTTACAAATTAAATTGGCTGATGCTGGTTGAGTTGTTCCACCCGTGGCTGTGACTGTGGCTGATGCTGATAATGTTGCTGAAACATCAAATGTGATTGCAACATAACTGTCAGCCACATACCCTTCTAGTACATATCGGATATCTGCCATGGGTAGATTCCTAACTTACTATGCTAGTGTGATGGTAAGGTTGCCCGTAGAAATTTGGAAAGAATCTCCGTCTGCAATTGTTTTGTTTGCAGTTAAAGATCCATATGCTAAAACATTTCCCGAAGTTGCCGCATCCATCACAGCCACTGTTGTAATTTCTCCCCAGTCACCGCCTGATGCTGTGAAAGTTAAATTACCGCTGTTTGATGTTGATCCCACACCGGAAGTCACTGCATCAAATGTTGCCACTTGTCTGCTGTACCCGTTGCCTGATATTTCGTTGGTTAATGTTCCTGCTTCTAGATTTTCTAATGTTGCTCCTGATGAATCGCTTACTGTGAACAGTCCTACATATACATTTGCTGGTTCGCTAAATGCCGCTGTGCCCAGTAAAGAGTCAAGTAACGCCTTTTCCGCGTAATTTGAAAGTGCACTCATGATTTTTTCTCCTTATAAGGTTATTGTTAGTGTTTTGTTATAACACATTTATTTATTAACTAATTTTTGTTAGCAACATTGGTGGCAGTTGATAAGCGGACCCCGGACCACCTTGTGCATCATCGAGATCATTTTCAATTCTACAAACAGTTTCTGACGCCAATGTGAAATGTGCGTTAAATCCAAAGAAAATAGAAGTGGTTCGTGCCTTAAATCTTTGACTGGTTGTCAATATTGTGCCTGTGTTATCAACCAAATTGACAATAATTTCATCTGAATCGTAAGGTGAGGTCACTCCCGTAACGGGAAATAGATTGCCCAGTGATTGGTGCGTATATGTGCCTGCAGGAATTGTCAGTGTGTTGGTGCTGGTTGTGATTCCGCCACTGCCTAACAATGTGTATGTGCCTCGATAGTCGGTCACACCACCTGCAGAATCTTCACTCACTGTGCTGTCAAACACCACAATGTTTGCTGATGCACCCGAACTGATTGAATCTTGTGCTATAGGTTTCCAAGTTGTGGTTGCGGAATCATACTGTAGTAAATCTCCGTTGGCAGGTTGTCCTGCTGAATCTGGTTGAATATCAAATGTGTCTATGATGTCGTTCACATTGTCAATGTTCTGTTTGATGTCTGCTCTAGCAGATGAAATCTGATCTGAACCTGCATCCACATTGGCAGTTGATGCTTTGGTTCCTTTGGGCCATGTAGGCATTTGGTTTCTCCTTTTTGTTTATTTATTAAGCACTTTGTGGTCCATTGGTAGATGATATGTCTACACCCGTGCCACTCTGTGTGACTGTGTAAGGGAATGCAGTAGTATCTCCACCTTTTAATTCAAAGTCGTTGGTGTCACCAAAATGAAACACCAATGGTTGATCTAAACCTGATGCTGTGCCATTTGATCCCATGTTGATTGCTCCACCATTGTAAAATTTTTCTCTAACTGTGCTGTCTGTGATATCATAGAACACATTGTCCACAAACAATTGAGCAACTTGAAATCCTGTTCCAGCAATTCTGCTGTCACTAATAGCAAGATGAGTCAAGAATGATATGTCTGTGAAACGATTGCCAGGGAATCCTTTTTTGCTGAAATCTTGATTGATATATCCTGCTGTGGTGCTGACACCATCCACATAAGAAACCACAGTGCTGGCGCTGGAATCTCTAGAAAGCACAACATGGTGCCATGCGCCATCATCATATGTGCCTGAACCATAAGATGCGGAATATGTTCCAAATTGATAATCACCCCCTCTTGGTGTCGCTCCATCATTTGTAAAAGTAATTCTAAATCTTCCTCCTTGATATTCTATGATAAAGAAATCAGTTGGATGACTGTATGTCGCACTCATGATTGGATTTAGATCAGTGCCGCTGGTGTGTTTGAACCAGCATGACACTGTGACATCTTCTGAATCTGTTGAGTTGCTGGAAACTGTGCCGTCCAAGTAGTAACTGTTGTTGGGATCAATTGCTCTTAAATCATTGTGTGGTGGATCATCTGTGCCTTCTTTGCTTCCGTTGATGCCATCAAAGTGTAGCAATAGATCTGTATTTTCATCACCCACAAAAGCAGATGTGGTTGGTGTAAATCCTGAAGTGTATCTTGCTGAGTTTGACACTCTGTACTCATCAATGTAACCTAACAATCCGTATGGTCCGCCTGTTGAGTATGTTCCTATCTTAAATTGACTTGATGAAAAAGTGGTGCTGTTGGAAGCACTGTGTTGTTCTACACCATCTAAAAAATATTTTATTGTGCCTGATGCTCTACTGATGGCAATATGTTGCCAACTGTTGGTGCTCAATCCATGATTGCCTGAAAGTATTGTGGTTGGACCACTTCTAAATTTGTATGTCGTAGCGGTGTCAAAGAACCAGTTTATTTTGCCTGAAAATCCACTTCCGCAATCTAGCACATAATCGTCGCTACCAATACTGGTTGGATAGAAGAAAAATTCTATGGTGAAATCTCCACCGCCTATCTGTAGATCTGCGTGAGCAACATGAACTCCATCAGCAGTACCATCCAACAATACGCTGGATGCACCAAACTTTGCCTGTGCTGTGGAAATTACAGCATCATCAAATAGTGTGACTGTCTTCGCCGTTGATGTTCTTGTGCTCTCTGGTTCTGCTACTGTTAAAACTCTTGATAGTGTGTTTAATCTTGCGGCGCCTAATGGCATGTTATCTCCTTAACTAAAGTTTGTACTTAATGAAGCAAAATATATGCCACCAATGAAAGTGATTGTCATAATGTCAATTGCGTTGGCGGCAGTGCTCAAAGTTTGTGTGCCTCCTGCAAACAACATTCTGCCTGCTGAGTCTAAATCTTCTGCGAATGTTCTGTTGCCTGTGCCATCTTGTGTGATAACCAATGTAATTGTTGCACCTTCTATCTCTGTGGCAAAACCCTGAAAGTTTACACTGCCAGTTAATAGTATTTGCTGTATAGGTCCATCTGTGGGTTCAGGTGTGATGTTTGATCCATATGTAATTGTGTGAATGTTTTCATCATATGTCATGTTCTTGATGTTGGTCTTACCTGTACCATCTGGTTGAATATCTATATTTCCGTTTGATACAGAAACAATGTCATTGCTATTCACATCAAGATTACCACCCAGTTGTGGTGTAGAGTCTGAAACAACATCTGATATACCTGCACTGCCTGAAAATGCAATACTAAACGCACCAGAGGAATCAGGTTGTGTAACTGTTATATCAGTACCACCCACTATCGCCAAAGATTGAAAACTTAAATTATTTGAACCATCTGTTACAAGATATTCGCCCGCAGTACCATCTGCTGTAGGATAGTTTAATCCATCCAATACCACTTTACCACTGCCATTTGGTGTAATGTTTATATCACCATTGGATACAGACACAATGCTTTGTCCATTTACATCCAACGACGCAGAAAGTTGTGGTGAACCATCATCTGTTAAGTTTGCCATGAATGTTGTGCCAGTGATTGAAAGGTTGGCATTGCCTGCAGAATCTTCTGTAACAGCAGTGGTAATATTAGTACCTCCTGTGATTGTGAACACACCGTTGCTTTGTGCTTCACCAACTTTTACAGATCCTGAGTTTGCATCAATTTGAATAGGTAAAATTTTGTTTTGTAGTAGATCAATAATTGTGTTGTCTAATTCTGCGTAGGTTAATGTAGAATTTTTTGTGGATGCTCCTGCGGCAGATTCTTGTCTTAATGTAATTGTCATTTTATATTGCTCCTAATTGAGATCAACCAATTTTTCAGTTTCATTGTTATTTATAATGTTTGTAATAGTTTGTTGTCGACAATTGCTGTTTTGCTTTCTGTAAAGTGCTTATTTTTTGTATAATCAACAGCGGTACTGCAAATGGATATTCTACGGGCAGTACAGATTCATCACCATCTGGATGCATCATGAAACAACACACATCTTTGTCTTTTAAATCTCGATTCAGTATGGACACCATTTTTTCCATTTTGTTCCAACTCATATCAAACCCAAACACCACACATGCTTCTAGATTGAATATGTGTTTAACATCTGCAAAATGTCTGCACAGTTGTTCTGGATTTTTATGTCTTGCTATGTGAATGTTTTTTTCATAACGAGCAAGAAAAGGACAGATCGGCATACCATCCATTCGGCGTTGTGGCTTCATTAAACTTTTGAACCATTTTTTGACTGTGTTTTTAGTGCAGTTCGTATTTGCAGTTTTCACCATAATCTACCGTTTCAATGCCTTGTGGTGCGTGTATTGTGTATCGCACCTTGGGGTACTGTTTAAAAATATTACGCCAATTGGGTCTCCACTCGTTATTTAACGGAGGACGCTTGCCTCTGGGAACCCTGTCATCCATTTGGCTGGTTAAATCGTTGGTGAACATGGAATCCATGCCCCATAATGATATGAATTCGAATTGTTTTGATAGATGTTGAATGGCATGATGTCCTGAATTGTATCTGTATTTGGTTTCGTAGTGAGGAAACCATGTGCCTGGTACTTTATGAAAATTTGCTTGTTTTACTATGTCTGGAGTGCACCATATTTCTTTGCCAGCAAGATTGAGATTGTTGTTTTTGAGATACAGAATCACTTTGGTGTCTATAATACTCATGGCATCATACTGGATGGACATTTTTGGAATGTTGCCCACCACCACTGTGCCATAATGTAGATCACCATACAGTGAATGACTGGGTCCATTGCCAACAAAATGTGCTTTCATTGTGCATATTTAATTTTGATTCCATTTGAGCCAGTTATTTTAGGATATTTTGTTGTTTGCATAAATAACTTAAAAGAACATATGGGAAGTTTAATGCCTTTTGGATATTGGAAAATAGATCCTGAATTATCAGTAGCAAGACCTCGAGTGAATGGTGTGACAGTGCCTGCCATTGCACCCGATGATATCACAGATTTTGATTCAGATTATTTGTTGGTGGGTTGTGAACCTGACAAAATGTTTAAACCCAATCAAGAACCTGAAGGGTTTCGTTGGTTTTGGTGGGACAATTCAATGATGCCTCACTTGCGTCATGTGTCTGCATCCAATCCTAAAGGCACAAAGCATTGGTCAAGATTAACTCATTGTGATTGGGCATTGCCTCACAATGATGATGGAGAATGTGTAGCAAGAGTATCGCCTGCTCACAGAGACAGAGTGAATAGACAATTGCATTCAATGAGTGGAGGAGTACACAAAGATATTGCAGACATATGGGGAGGTTGCCGAGAGACTGCTTACCCAATGAAAAAGAAATGTTTAATCATAAGATCATCTGATAGAAATTACAGAGAGTTTTACGATACCACTTGGGATCAATATTATAAAACCGTGTCTGAAGTGTTGCTGGATTATGGATATTCAGTGGGTGTGAGAACAAAAGTTGACGCTAGACGCAGACCCCATAATCAAATCACTGATGAATTGAAAAGAGGTGGTTATGATTGTGTGTTGACCAATCATTCAGCAGGTG